GTTCGCCGTCAGGCTGAATCCGGCACCCTGAGGCAGTGTGACCGTCAGCATGTGTTCGCTGCCGTCGTACTTGATCTCGGCCTGATCCTGAAACTTCAAATCAAGTAGATGCGACTGAGCATCGTACTTCAGTTCCGTTGTGTCCTGGAAAATTAGTTCGAGCACGTGCCCGGCCCGATCGTAATCGAACCTCGCACCGTCCTTGAACCCGAGATAAAACTGGTCGGCGCTATTCACCGGCGGCACGTCGGCCTCCGAGTAGATCGCACCCAGTACCGCGCCGGCCTCGTCACGCAGATCCATCAGGCACACGACCTGCTCTCCGATGTCCGGCATCCAGTACGCCTTGTCGTTCTGCGTCTTGAAAAATATTACCGGCAACCACCAGCTGATCACTTCATCGTAGTCGGGAAACACCACGCGCACCTTCGCCCGCGCCGGATCCTGCTGCCGTACGATTCCCACCCGAAACGTGGGATTCAGCGAAGCAAACCGCTCGCCATATTCGATTATCTCATTCATACACTGACCCGCCGCGCTGCAATTGAAGTTGAGTATCCACTCGCTCGCGCCAGATGATGCCGTGCCGTCTCGACCAGGTACGTTCCGTCCAGCGCACCCCATCCGCTGAGCTGCACATTATTTCCCGCCACCAACGCTGTCGTTCCCGGCCCTTCGATCGAAGCGTCGACGAACAGCATGTTATGTAAATGAAGCGCGGCCTCGGCCTTGACCAGTGCTTGCTGCGCGTTTTCACAGCGCGCGACGAGTTTGAGGGTATCCCCTGTCGGCGACGGCGACTCCGCGGATACCGACTGAGTAATCAGTTGTTTCGTGTCAGGATCGAAATACGCGAAGTTCGCACCATCGTAAATTCGGCGCGTTCGATTGCGAAATGAAAATCGCACCGTGTCTGACCTCATGATAGTCAGCACCGCGGCTACCGCCTCGAGCACCGGTCGTGAGTAAAAGATCAATTGCCTTGCGCGCACCGTAAAATCGAAGTTGTGCTCTCTGGCCAGGCGCTTGAGAAATTCCAAATCCATCAGCCGCCGTTGCGTGACGCGCGCAAACACTACGTCGCTCTCGGATTGCGACGGCGCCGTCACCATCGTCAATCCGTACTTCGCCGCGATCTGCGCAGCTATTTCCAGTATGCCCACATTCTCGTAGGCCACCGTATTTGCTGTGCGCATCGCCGGCGTAATGTACGCCGCCAGGCAGCGAAGCCTCATCACATCCGGCGGACCGTCCAGTTCCAGTTCGTCGATCTGAAACTCACCGCAATCCAGCAGAGACTCGCCGTTATAGCCAATCTGCAGACTGACTACGTCACCGAGTGCCGGATACCACGGGCCCTGCCATTGTTTCGTGGAATCTTCGAGCTCAACTTCGAGTTCGCCCGAAGAACCATCCAGCCGATCCACATATTTGATAGCCAGAACCATCTGCGATACATCGGCAGTAATATTCACTCCCAGGTAACTGAGTATCCACTGCGGCGACCGAACTATATATGATGCGCTGGCAGCCATTACACACTCACCGCCTGAGACAGCTTCCATGGCGGTAAATTCGTGAGCACCACTGTACTCTGCTCCTGAATAGGCACCGCGATAGATATTCCAGCCTGGAACACCGGCTCGATTGTTACGTTAGGATTAGCCATTATGATCGGTGAATAGTCAGTCGGATCGCCATAGTATCGCCAGGCCAACAGGTCCCACCGTTCCCCAGCCCTGGTGATATGAAGTATGAACTGTCCCGACGTGTTCATCGCGCAGCGCTCCGCACGATGACAGTCGTGGGCACGTCGCTCGCCTCGAGATTTGGCCCGCTGGCGCCTGTCGCTGTCGGGACGCTCAGTAGTGCAGATACGCCCTGCGTGACGACATCGGCATTTCCGACCGATGTATTGGTGATTCCGAGCGGCGAGATTGCTGCCAGCGAGAGTGCGCTGGAGAGTAGCCCCGAGTCCGCAATCCATTCCTTCAATGAAAGCGCCACCTTGATCGCAATTGGCGCACCGCTTGCCGACAGTTGCTGCGATTTCACTTTGATCGATTCGATCACAAAGAAGCCGCGAAATTCTCCGTCGCCGAAGACCAGTGGCAGCGCCAGATGCTGCGCCGCGGTCGTTCGCAATACAGCCAGCTGCTCGGCCGGACTCGTGAACGATGCGTGCCACATCAATTCGAAATTCAGTCTCTCGAGCTCGTCGCCAACCCATTGCAGCCGCGGCTTGTTTTCGATCACCCGTTGCTCGGGATAGTCGTACCCTTCCGCCGACTCGTAACCCTCGGGAGATCCGACTACTTCAAATTGAATGTCGCCCAATACTGCGAACAAATGATCGCTCCTTAAAACTGCGCGCGTTCGCGCCGTGCCGATTCTCGTCTCAGTTGATCGAACAGTTCCTCGCGATGCGCCCTGAGCGCACCAATCACGTCACGCTGTACATTTCCGCCCGTCGCGGGTGCGTTGATCACGACGGTCGGCGAAGAGTTGATAGTGACCCCCGCTCGCGGATTATTGTTACTCGCCCCACGATCGCCGCCCGACGGCTGCGCGAATTCGCGTTGCGAAACATTCGGAGGCGCAACCATTTCGCGCATCGATGAAGCCACCCGATCCCCCGCCATTAAGCCTCGCCTTGAAGATCCGCCTCGATTCTCTCCGCTATTCTCTCGCGCTCGTGCGGACATCGCAGGATCCGATCGCAGTCCGGATAGACTCGACCCGACCATCGGTATCGCACGCTGATTGGCAGCGAGAATCGCACCGGCTGCGGTTCCCGGTTCGATCGATCGCTCGATCCGCGCCAAAGCATCCATCGCGCGAGCGAGTCCCTGCGCCATCCGGTCGCTCTTGATACGGTCGGTCGCGCGCGCGCTCGCCTTCAGCGCGTTGTCGCCAGCGGCGAATTTCTGACTCAATCGTGCAGGATCGGAAGCCCGCCTCGTCTCATCAGATCGGTTTTGTAAAGGATCAACCCCAATCTTTTCTCCGGCGCGCGATGCCCCGTCGAACCCAAGCACATGTCGCGGCAACGAGACCTGTGCTGGAATTTGCAATCGGCGGCCAACTTCGGGTGTCTTTCCGATCGTTCGGGAGACCTTCTCGCTCTGCTGCGAGAAGCCCGTCATGCGCTCCAAATGGCCCAACGCCCGCTCGGACTTCGATGCGCCCTTTGCTCTGAACTCTCTCGCCATCTTGCTATCGTCTCGCCCAATTAAGCTCGCGCGAGGTTACGGTCGAACGGCCGCCGCTGAGATGTCGCCGCCTCGACACGCAGGGGACGTCCGCCAAGTTCCTTGCCGTTCATCGCCCGGAGCGCGACCGCAGCGTCGTCCTCGTTCATCATTTCGACGAATCCGAAACCGCGCGAACGGCCGTCGAAACGGTCGCGTACGATTTCCGCCCGTTCCACTCCGCCGATCTCGCCGAATGCCTCGCGCAAATCGCCGTCGCCCAGCGAAAAGCTCACGTTGCCTACGAATAGTCTCACTCCCATCATTTCACCGTTTCATCCGATTAGTTAGTTCGCCCGTCCGTTGTAGTCAGTGCGTTTACTATTCATGATTCGCCCCTCCGCCGCGTTCGACGCGCATCGACTCATACTCAGCCATCGCGTCGAGCCAATACGTCAGCTCCGCAAAATCCATCTCGCTCACATCCTGGACTGAGAATCCGGATTGAACGAGACTTGCGAAGCACGCTGCGGAGGGCGGTCGAAATTTTCGTCAATCACCTCGGCCTGCAGCGCCATCACGTCCGCCAGGTCCATCTCGAGCACGTCTTCGTAGACGATCTTTCGGCCATCCACGCGCGTGACTTCCGCTATCAGCGCGAATACTACCGCGCTCGCGTCGCCGCCTGCGGCTGCTCGCTGCGCTCGCATCAGATCCCGCCCATGACCTTTGCGTATTTCGGCATGTGTGCCCGATGGCAGCTCTATGGTTCTGGTTTCTGCTTCGTCTTTCATTTCTCCGCCGCCGATCCGAACTCCGTTTACTGTCACTTGGTCATCCTTCATCTTTCATCCCTCCTGTCCTGTCGTTTCGATGCAGCTCACCGTCAGCCGCCGAGGTTTGATCGGAATGTACTCAGTTGATCGACGCCTCCGACTACGTAGATGTTCGCGAAGACGTCGTACAAATATATTTGGACTCCCGCGACATATAGTTCGCAGTGATAGATACTTACTATCGATGTGGTTTCGACCATCTGATGCTGACGGAAGGTTGGAGTTCCGGCATCCTTGAAGACGCCCGTCATCAGATAGACCACTGGCAGCTGCGCGCTTCGTCCCTGGCTGGTGTACTGTTCCAGGTTTCCACGCGCCTGGAAGGCGTGGGTCTGAAATGGACTGGCCGACATCGTCAGCGTATCCGCGTCGAACGACGACCACTTGATCTTCGACTCGAGCTTTTCAACGCCGGCCCACAACTCGGCCGTTCCCGCCATCCCAAGCCCCTTGTAGTCAATCATCTTGTGCTTGGGATTGGCGATCTCGATCTCTTCGGCCCGGCCGAGCAGACCGACGCCGTCGATGTATATATTTGCATTAGTCAGTGAGTTGATCTGGATATTCATACTTTACCTCTGAATTCGGGTGCGTTAGGCCGTCGCTCCCGCCGTTGCAGTAATCGCGCTCGTCTGTCCGAGCTGCTGCAGTAATGTCATATCTATGAACGCCTCGAACGTGATTCGCTCGGCCGGTGGTGGAGGCATCACGTCGATGTCGAAGACCAGCTGCCCTGCGGCTATCTGCGTGGTTGGATTGTCTGCCGGGTCGAAGCTCGCTGCTCCTGCCACCAGTGCGCCGCGCTGAATCAGCGATCTGATGAATGCGTTCGCGCTGGCCAGGATCGCGTCGATTAGAGCGTTCGAGATCGGCTGGTCGATGAACTGCAGCATCGCGAGTTCCAGCGATTCCTCGATAATGTCCATCGTTCGGCGCACCGAGATAAAATTGTCCGGCGCAGTGGATGTCGGATACGCCGAACTCCGGTTCCCCCAGACTCGAAGGCCGGTGCCGAACGCGTTGAACACTGTCACGATTCCCGCCGCATTCAGATTATTGGTGTCTGACGACGCATCGACGACGGACGCGTAAAGTTGAACGTCAGGCCCCAGCATTCCATCGACCGGTGTGTTGGATGGCGACCACCAGTAACCCTGCGCCAGGTCTTTGGCCGCGATCGCTCCCGCCACCCATTGCGAATATGGTGCAACCGCGTTCGCGTTGAATTTCGAGGTCAGCGGCAGCCCGGAAGGGCTGAGC